TGTGAACTCCCCGTTTGCAAGGCTTTCATAACTTGTGTCAAATCTTACAGTCTGCGAAAGGTCTTCCCCTTGATAAACTTCAAGCGATAAAACATTTCCGTCAAAAGCCATTCGCCACCCGATTTCACTTTGTGTTGCAATCGTCTTGCAGACTTCATAAAGGTTAGAAAAGTTTTCACTTACGGAATAAACCTTTCCCAGAGCAGAAGATGAAGAAGGCACTGTGTTTGAAATCGGCAACTGTCTTTTGCTTTCTGCGTTAGATCCACATTGGTCTTGAACAAGTGAACGCAAAACTACTTCCCCTTTGTCTGTCATTGCCCAAAGCCCGTTGCTATTCATATTTTTAATAACACGTCTTTTCAAAATGTATCTTGCGTCTTTGCCCGTAATAGTTCGGATTTGGCTTCCTTTTCCGTCTTCCCCGATTTCGTCTTGGATCGTGATAATTTCCCCGAAGTCATAAGGGTTGTTTCCGAACTGAACGAACAAGCCCCTTTCAAACAACAGGGCATTCGGAATGTTGTAGTTTATGCTGATAGTAAAAGTTCCTGCTTCATAGATATTGTGTTCAAAAGACACTTCTTCAAAATCGTCTATGATTGCCTGCATTATAAAAGAGTTATTTTCGTATTTGTATAATTTTAATATCGGTTTATCTTTATAACTCATATTAAACCCCTATGTATTTCTGGCGGTATTTCAAAGTCATAGTACAATTTTTGTCCGCTAAAAGATTTATTGTATTTCTACCAACATCAAGAGAAATTGCAATATTTCCGTTTGAATTGGCTATAATGTTTTTATTATATTCTACCCCTAAATATGCCTTCCCATTAAAAGAGAATATTATATTATTTGTAAGTCCTGTTATAATTTCTGAAAACAAAGTTATTCGTTTCCATTGTAAACTTTTATCACAAACCCAAATTTGCGTTTGACTGCTCATATATTGAGAACCCCAAGCAAAATATAGTCCAGAATTGTCAAAGTCATTTATTACTTGGTGTGTCCAATACATATCTATTTGAGAAAAAACCCCTTCAATATCAATTCTCACACTTGGGCTATACCACCCTGCAATCATAAAAGTTCCATCATAATAATCTAACAATCCTTCAATTGTTCCGTTTAATATCTGTGGCTTTGCATAAGTCTTTGTTTCCCCGTTTGGCAATGTAAATACAATGTTGCTAGAAAATTCCATTAAAACATTTGTTGCTTTACTCATTATAGAATAATCTGCCGTACTAAACACAAGTGTATTTGTTTTATAGTCTATATATGCCGACCGATAATTGTTTGTGTTTTCTATTTCTGTCCATTCTGTCAAGCTTGTATTTAATATATAATATTTTGGTGGAATATCACCATAGTCAAATGTTATAATTTGATTGTTTACCGTATCTACAAAGGCTTTTCCCCATTTTCCCTTTTTAACTAAATTTGTTTCTGTCCAATTTATTCCGTCTGTTGATTCATAAAGATAATTAGTATTTGCATTTGAAGCTATATATTTATTTGCCCATTTACAATATATAACATATTCTGCATAAAAAGTGCCTGTGCCAGAATAATTACTACAAACACAGGTTTCTATTTGTTGTGCAGAATAACCAAGGCTTGTAATTTGTTTTCTTCCTGTATTTGTATCTATTCGGCAGTTCATAAAATCCTTAACAATAAGTATATTATTCGGTTCTCCTTCTTTCATAATATTTATATTATTGATTTCGTTATTTGTTGCCATTATATCAAGTACAAACCCGATTTTTACATCACCTTCATTTTCTATTACAATTTTTCCGTTTGTTCCTGTAATAGTTTCAACAGTATCTTCCAAGTCTTCCCAATATGGCTCACAGGCAGTCCAAGACAGACTTGCCTTCGGAGTTCCTGCCATATCTGAATTGTGGGTTTCAAATAAAGGGATTTGTGGAATACACTTAATTCTTTTTGAGATATAATCGTTTGTATAAATCAGATAGCCTTCACCAAGTTTTGGATTTAATGCAGAAATCAATTCCCGCCTCTGCTGATAGCGAAGTTCAAGATTGTTGTTGTCCTGTATAGCAAGGGTGATGTTCAATTCCCTTTGTTCCATAAGTGCGTCAAGGAAAACACCCCCGTCTTGAAAAGGAACCTGTTGGCTCTGAATGTTCAAAGAAGTATTAGAAAAACCTTCCCATTCTGTGATTCCGTAATTGCCCGAAGTCAAATCTAATTCTATTCCGTTTGCGTTCTGCCATACTAACTTTTGCATATTTCCACCACCTTATATTACACCATTGATTGAAAGTTGACGATTATATTGTTTGAACTGTTGCATTAAAGCATAGGCGGTCGTATCGTTCGTGTTGTAGAAATTAACTGTGAAATCGTTTGTATTTCCACCTGCGCTTGCCAATGCCTTTTGTGTGTTCTTTGCGTTCAAGACCTGTTCCCCGCCTTTGAAGTTTACAAGCTCTGGTCCCGCTTCACCAACCAAAGCCATTCCCTTCGGTGCGTTGTTCGTTCCCTTTTCAAATCCGAAAAGCTTTTTAACCGCATTCCAAATTGTCGTTGCAATCTTTCCCAATCCTTTGATTGCTTCCCACAATACAGTTTTCAAAATCTCTGGGAACTTCTTGAACAATTCGGTCATAACTTCAAACATTGCAGGAACAAGCTTCTCTGCGATTGCCACCGCATTTTGAATAAGTGCAACGGCAATCTTTGTAGTCAAGTCTATAATTCCGTTTATTATCTTCACCAATGTTTCGTTCGGGATCGTTGAAATTAAAGTACTGAATGCGTCTATAATTCCTAACAGAACATCTGGCAGATACTGAACGATTATACTTGAAAGGCTGTTCAAAACTTCCCCGATAACCGCCTTGTTTTCTGCAATTCCCTGTGCAAATCCGTCTATGATTTCTTTTGCAATTTCCATTCCCATTTTCAAAATATCGGGAATATATGTTTTAATTGCCTTTATCATATCGGTTATAAGTTTTTTAATTTTCTTCTTGTCAATGCTCAATTTTATATTTGACATCATTACAGAAATACTCTGCAAAGCAGATTCAAAGAAAGCGGGTAAGTTCGGCAGGGTTTCCACAAAGAATGTTAAAACCTTGTCTTCAAAAACTAACAGGTTATCAAGTGCGTCATTGATGTTGAAATCGAAAAGTTTTTTGAAGGTGCTTTTTGCAAACTTGCCGATTTTCTTAAAAGTAGTTTTTATTATGTTTGCCATTTTGTTTGACATATCTTCTACGGCATTTAAAATCTTTTGCATTGCTTCTTTGACTATCGCAAATTCTGCACCTTCTTCAAAACCTTCCCCGTATTCGCTTCCCGCTTCAACACCCGCTCCACGCATTGGTGTTGCATATTTCTTTTGAAGGTCTGCTATAACATTATCATAATACTCTGAAATATTTGCCTTTTCTTCTTCTGCGTTTGCGTATTGTTCAACGCTCTTCATTGCAAGTTCTTTTTCTGCTTCAAGCTGTGCAAGTTTCATTTCCAAGATTTTGTCGTTCAATTCTTTTTCCGCTTCATACTTCTGTTCTGCGGTCATTTTTGAATATCTTGCACTTTCCAACAGGGCTTCTTTTTCGGCTTCCAATCTTTCGATTGTCTGGTCTGTAAGTTTGTCCGCCCACTCGTTTGAAACTTTCTGCGGGGCTTGATTCTGTTTTAGTATTTCTGCCGTTATGCTTTCTATGATTGCAAGTTGCTGTTTGTAGTAATCATTCTGCTCTGTGATTTCCCCGTCGGCTTCCCTAACAATTGCAAGTAAATCGTCTTGATAGAATTTCAACTTTTCTTCAAGACTTACTTCTTCGCCCGTAATCTGTTTTATTCTGTCCCATTCGGCTACCTGTTCTGCAATTGCGTCCAAGTGTTCCTTTTTGAGATTTGCAATTTTGATTTCTGTGTTTTCTTCTTCAGTTGCCTTGTTCTTTCTTTCTTCTGCTTTTTGATTTAAATATTCATAAAGTTCAATTCTTTTCTTTGCGTTTTCAATCTGCCATTCGTAATATTTTTTTTCTTCGTCAAGTCTTGCAATTCCTTCTTTGGCATATTCGTCTTCAATTCCAAGCAAGCCTTCATACTGCCTGTATTCCTGTTGCATAAGTTTAATCTTATTTTCATAAACAAGAATAATCTGCTCATCAGTTGCAGTTTTCTGTTCAATGGCTTTTTCTGCTTCAAGAAGTTTATCGGTCAACTCTGTAGCTTCGTTGTTTTCCTGCATTACCTTTTTGAAATCGTCAATCAGTTTCTGCAATTTCTGTATGGCGGGTCCAACATCAATGTTTAATGTTATTCCCCTTCCTAATTCTTTAACAACATCTTTCCACGCATTCTTTAATTGAGTAGAAGCCTTTACACCTGCCTTTGAAGCACCGCCATAAGTTGTGTTTAATTCGTCAAGAATTATTTTCTGTGCCTTTGCAGATTCGCCCGCTTCAACCAAGTTTTGTATAAGTTCTTTTTCGGCTTCTGAAAACTTGAAACCTTGTCTTGATAAACTTCCAAGACCGTTGATTGGATCGTCAAGAGCTTTTCCGACTGTCTGTGTAGCAGAAACCAAGTCCATTCCCATTACTTCTGCCATATCTAAAATTGCGTCGCTAGCAGATTGGAATGTGTCTTGACTTACGTTCTTAAAGCCTAAAAGAACGGTCTGCATTTTTGTTATGTCATCAGAAGAATAGTTTGTTGCCTTCTGGTAAGCGTCCGCCATTGCGTTGAGTTCTTCGGTCGTTGTCCAAGCGTCCGCCCCCGTTGCTTTTAACGTCTGCCCCAATTTTTTCTGCTGTGCAGAAGCGTCTTCCCAAACTTTTATACTTTCCTTTACAGTTTTAGAAAGAGCCTGTAGACCTTTGGTAACCGCTGTTATACCAAGCCCGATTGCGCCGCCTTTGAGCAACGCACCGCCTAACCCTTTTGTGAGTTTTGAGAAATTGCTTGAAAAAGATTTTGTTGATTTCTGTGCTTCTGAAATACCTTTTTTGTATTCCGAAGTGTCTAGCGTAATCACCGCATTTATTGAATAATCGTTCATAAAAACAATCCTTGAAGTTGTGCAGGGTCGATAGGTTTATCACGCCCCGCAACTTCCGTTTCTTCCTGTCTGTCAATGTCGTTAGGGTCTTTTCCCCAAACGCACATTGCTATATAAACTGCAAGGTTTTTCTGCCTTACGTTTTCAATTTCCTTTTTCTTTGCAATCAAGTTCCAGACAATCCGAAGTTCCGAATCCCAAAACCATTCTTCGCTTTTCCCCATCAAAACCGCTTCCGTCAATAAATAACTCCACGGGATTTTGACGGGTTCATCTAGTTTTTTGAATTGGCTTCCCCTATCATTGATGACATTGATTTCTGCATTGCGTTTGACAACACTTCCATTACTGTCTTTAAGTCCAAATCAGAATCGTCCAAAGCTTCCAAAATTGCATCTTCTTCTTCCCCGATTCCTTCCTTGTCTTTCATACAGATAGACAGAAGCCACGGCATTGTTGCCATCGGCTTTTCTTCCAAATCTTTCTGCAACTGGTCTATTTCGCTTATAGAACCATATTTGCGTTCGATTTTTGCAAGAGCAAGATTTCCGAACTTAATCCGTCTTTTCTTTCCCCCGATTTCAAGATAGAACTCCGAAGGTTCAACCAAATCCAATTCATTCTGTTCCGCCATAATTTTTATCTCCTAAAATAAAAAATCCCTAGAAGGTAGTATAAACCAACTAGGGATATTTTGCAAACTTGCCCCGAAATTAAAGGCTTGTGTCGATAAGCGGTGTTGCACCAACTCCGAAACTGTCTTTTAGTCCGCTTGTGCAGAATGCACTTGCAGGTGTTTCGGCTTCTGCCGAAGGTGTAAAGACAATAGTAGGTGAAGCAGAAGCGGTTGTGCCGACTGCGTATTCACCTCCAACCAATGCTCCGTTTGAATCAAGAACACCGATTGTCTGTCCGTCAATAACTGAACCTTTTGCAAATACAAAAGAAGCTCCGCTATCTTTTGCACCTGTGAATGTCACCTTGCTGTTTGCATAAGCAACAGAAACTGTGAGTTCTGAATCGTCGCTTGTTGTCTGAACAACAGGGGCATTGAACCAATTTGCTTTTACAGAAGCAGGAACGGCAGGATCGTCTGTTCTGATGTGTGTACAAATTGTTCCTGTTTCCTGTCCGTTTGGAACGTACTGTGTCTGAACAAACTGTGCGGTAACAGAAATATGTCCGAAGTTCAAGCTGTCTGTTTTTGTTTCTCCGCCTGTTTCTGGCACAGAGAACTTTCCTTTTGCATACCAGAAGTACTGATAGCGGTTGTTTCCACTTCCGTCTTTTCCCGCAAGCCATACACGGAAGCCAAGTGCATAGTCTGAACTCTGGTCAAGCGGTGTTTCAACAGTAATTCCGTTTACTTTTCTTTGACCGAGCAACTGTGCAAGAACATCTACATCAACATCAATCATTTCCAAAGAAAGTTCGGTGTTGCCACGATTTGAAGCAGAGAAGAATGGTCCGTTGTCTGCGAAGTCTACGGCAACATCACTGTTTGGGTTTACTGTTGCGTTTACTGCCCCTTTCAAAGGGATAACAGAATCAAAGGAAATTCCGTCTGCGGTGTCCGAAAGAACTTTTGCGATAACTACGTTATCCAAGCCGATTTTAGGTGCTTCGTTCATTTTCGTTTTCTCCTTAAATTATAACGTTATATTTTAAAGGGAGTAGAATTCCCTTTTAAAATCCATAACCCTGTGCCGAACATTGTCCTGTGTGTCTGCCGTGTCTTGATTCATTGTCATAGCCCAATGGTCAAGACGAAAAACAGAATGCACGATTTCGGCTATATCTTCCACCTTTGCATAGTTTTTTACCAACTTTGAAAAGATGTGAATTCTAACAGTTGCAGAAGTTCCTTCGGGCAGATTGTCCGAAAAGGCAACATCTGAACTGTTTGTATCTTCATAAATTACAAGCGGAAAAGTAGTGATTTCATTCGGATAACTTGCAACAATTTTGTCGGTAGAACCTAATAACGCAACAAGCTCTGAACTTCCCGTCAATAAAGTTCTGTAATATTTTTTTAAGTTCATTTTCCGAATATCTCCCTAAATAAACCGCTTATATATTTTTGGCACTTAATCAGCGAAGCTGATAGCCAAGGTCTAGGCTTCATTTTGCTTGTGCCATATTCCAAATATTTCGGGTATGGCGGGTTTTTCAAAATACTTCCTACATACCCTTTCGCAACACCATTTTGAACTTCTACAGAATGCGTTATGCTCTGCAATAAAGTTCCTGTGTCTGGTGCAGGTGGATTTCCCGCAACAGAGGGGTGGTGTCCTTTTCTGCCGTAAGAAACGGAAGTGTTAACCAACGTATCACGCATTATAGTTTTCGCCGTGCGTTCTACTTCGGCACAACTGTTCCCCAAAAACTTTGCAACATCTGGGTCAATCGTCAACAGTTTCTGTTGAAGGGCTTTCTGCATCTGCCCCGTTTCCAATCTGACTGTTTTCTTGTCCATTTTCTTCTTCCGTTTCGTTTGGTGTCGGTGTTTCTGTCGCTTCATTTTCAACAGGCAACAACAAACATTCCCCGTGCTTACTCCAAGCGTTTATCGGCATTATATTATAAACTTCCGTCTTGCCCGTAAAACTAGACAGAACCGAAGCCCTGTTTCCAACTTTAATATTTTCGTGGAAGCCGTTGTATAAAAACAACTTTAC